GACCAAATGTAGCAACTCCTTTTGCTATACTACCAATAGCTGCAGATCTACCTTGATCTCTTGCAAATTGTCCAGCAACTCTAGACATAGCGGCTTCATTAGTTTTAGAAATTTGTTGAACTTGAGAATTGTAAGTCATTACATTTTTTTCTATTTGTTTTTGAACTTCATTATTATGTAAAACTTTTAAACCTGATCCAGATAAGTCTGCACCAGAAGTTAATATTCTTACTTTTGATTGCGATTGTAATTTACTAAAATTATCATCAAATCTTGCTAACTCTAATTCTGTTTGTTGTTTAATAGCTTCTCTTTCTTGTTCAGCTATTTGTGCATTTCTATTATAAACTTTTTGATTAAATCTTCCTGCTGCATCTTTATTTGCAGCTTCCATTATTGTTGAGCCAAGCATTACATATTCCATTAGAATATCCTCGCAAGTCTGTAAGCATCTACACCATCAAGAGTGTAGTGTTTCATTAATCCTTCATTTTGCAAACCTAACCATTTTGCAAATCTAATTCCAATTCCATAATCTGCTCTTACTGCAGTTTGAACTCTTTTAATGTTATTTGATTTAGCAACGTATTCAAAATTTTGTTTGATTGCTTTTGCAATTGTTAATGGATAATTCCAAATTTTATCTGTAGCAAGAACCCATCCTTCGCCAACACCATTCCAAATTTTTTTGATACCGGCAGATGCGATAATTTTATCATTTATAACACAAGTAAATGCCATATCTTTCTCTTCTAAATTTGAACTTTCTTTAATGTAATCAACTTCTAATTGACTAATAACATGGTTCAATTGAGACGCCATGATTATTTTGCCATGGTTAGCAACGTAAGGAATAATAAATAATCTATTATCCATCATTTGTTACCAATCTTGGATATATAGATAAAACTGTTAAAGGTAAAGGTTGAGTTTGACGTACAAATATATATCCGTCAGTTTCATAGTTACCTCTAAACTCTACTGATTTATCTCCTGTGAATACCGGAATAGCTTCATCCATATTATTAGCTGAAGATCTAAATGGTATTTCTTCCATGTTATTTAAATCTGGACCAACTTCTACACCAATAGATTCATATAATCTTATTGATACTTCATAAATTCTTTTTGTTTTTGCTTGTGATGTTCCATCTTGAGAACCAGCATCTATTCTCATAGTTTGTAATATTGATGTGTAAGGCAAACCAACTTTAACTTTAGTTGCTGGTCTAGCTAATGTTATTGATCCTGATGACACAACTCTATTAGGATGCGTTGCTCCATCTGCAAGAACAGATACAGTTTGACCATTTAGATGATCTAATCCAGTTATAGTTGTAGTTGATGCTCCTGAATAAGATAAAGATGAATCTAAAAAATTAAAAGTTGTATTGTCATTTTCATCAAAATCAAAATTATTAATATATTCTACATATCTTTTTGTTACTCCATTAATTGTACGTTTGACAATAACCCAAGTTTGATATTCTTTTTCATCAGTAGGAATTGTTGCAATAGATTCACACATAGCAATACCAGTTCCAAAAGAACCACCAAATGTATGCTGATGCCAAGCAACTACTTGTTGTTCTCTTTGATAAGTTAATCCAACTAACTTACCATCTTCTCTAACACACCAGATAATTTGATTTGGTTCTTGTTGATATGACATGTGATTAATTCCTGATTCAGAAATATGTTCAGCAAGAATAGTCATGTCAGGTGCAACATAACCATCCACATCATAATTATAAGCAAGTTCTCTAATTTTTCTTTTAGCTCTTTGTAAGAATAAAGTTACGTTACCAACAGGTACAGCATCTGTATTTGCACATCCATGGTTAGATTGTTTTTTAATAAGAATGTTTGTCGGAGTTACTGGATCGTCTGTTCCTCCTCCTGATACTGAAAACTCACCACCTACTGTTCCAACAATTAATGATCTTGTAGATGATATAAATCTAATTGCATTAACTTGGTTAGAAGCAATTGTATAAGTTATTGCATCATCATCATTTACTGTGCCATGATAATTCTCATCAAAGTTTTCATAATCACCAGATTTAGAAAACCACAATGTTTGTGGATTTGATCTGCTTCCAGCAAATACTAATCTTTGTTCATAGAACGATACGCAAGAAGGATAACCTGTTGTTTCAGACCAAGCGCCTAAAGACCAATCTGTTGTTGCAGTCGTTCCTGATAATGTTTCAACAACATCTGCAGTAACTACTGTTGAGCTTGTTCTTGAAACTATTTCAGCATGTCCCTTTCCTGTACCTAAATGAATTAATCTACCAACATCAGTAGATTGAAAACCTGTATTATTATTAATACCTGTTACCGCTGAAGCTGTAATAGTAATTCCATTACCAGTTGTTGCTGATGGTGTTAATGTAGTTGTAGAAGTATTGTGATCTAAAAATGGTCCATTATCAAATAATAATTCTTCTATAGTCCAAGATGTATGACCAGTTCTAGAAAGTTTTCTTACAGAATAATTTGGATGGCAGATGTACATAACGTCTGCTGATTGAGCAAATTTTAAATTAAAAAGATCTGCTTCTAAATATGGTGTTACAATTTCATAAGGAGTTGCGCCTGAAACAATAATTCCATTATTTCTATAAAAGCGAATGTACTGATTTCCAAATTCTAAAATATAAGTTTGTGTTGTAGAAAATTCAAAAGGAACTAATCTAGTTTTTTTTGTGCTGTCTTTTACTTCTCTAACAAATGTTGTTCCGGATCTTCTAGCTGCAGAGCCATGAGGATATACAATTATATTTTGTAATGTCTTACAACCTGATGCGTATTTGGATAAATCATTTCTACCATCTAAACGTGGTGATAATTCTCCAGCAGTAAAGTTTGTTAACTGGACAGAAACCCTAGCCATTGTTTACAACCTTGAGCTTAAAAATTGATTAGAATCTACAAAGTTTGGATTATCACTATCTAATAAAATATTCTGTCCCTCCGTTGCATCTACGAACCTAGCGTCTTTTAATTTAGTTTGATACAAATTATACATTTGTGTAGCAACAGGATTTGATGATGTGATTGCATAAGCAATGTCAGCAGCCAAAGCAGCAGAAACAGTTTCTTTTAAAAGTTCATCGTATTCATTAGGATCTTCAATTCTAGCTACATATAAAATTTTCATTGAATCAAGATTTGATACAATCTTTCTTCCTTCTACTCTGTAGTTATATGAAGAATCATAAATTGATATTAATCTCAAACAGTCAGATGGTAACGTAAATTGTTTTTCAAAACCCCACGCAGGAGTTGCAACATCTGATGCAAGCTCAACTCTTTTTTGTAAACAGTTCCATGGATGACTTCTAAATACTGCATCTCTAACGCTTACATATCTTGCATTACAAAGTCTTGCGTTTTTAGAATCCTCTGTAAGAGATAAGATTGTTGATGCTCCTAATTGGTTTAATGCTGAATTACAAATATCTACTACTGATGCCATGTTATTCCTTTTTTATAATATATTTCCTTCTAATCTTTCTTGGAGTTACTTTAGCAAATATCTCCTCTTCTGTTAATTCTAGATCTTTATCAAAACCATGATGTGCGTTTTGCGTGTGTTTAAATCTATCAACTAACACATAACGATAGATATAGTCTTTATTTTGAAAATGTAAAATTGTTTTTAATTCGTTTAGTTTTTTCATTGTTAAGATAGTGGGGATTGCTCCCCACTAAATTACGATATTACGCTTCGTGAGCTTCGATTTTAACTACTTTTTGTTCATCCATTCTAGTCGCACCGAATGCAGCTGAATAGTAAACTTGTGTAGCATAACCTTTGTCAGCTCTCTCATCAATTCTAGCAGTAACATCTTTACCAACGCCAAGAAGTAATCCGTCTTGTGCGAAAGCAATCAATGATCTTTTAGAACTAGCGATAGCTAATCTGTTAGAAACGATAAAGTTAAATCCAAGGAATGAATTAACATCACCCATAGCAAGAGCTTTAACAGTGTTAAAGTCGCTAGAAGTAACTTCAGTTGTTCCTAATAAGTCGTCGATTTGTTTTGGACCAACGATTATGTATCTAGCGATTGAAGGATCTACATCGTTTAAATCAAGAATTTTTTTAGCTTGTCTTAATTTAGCGATTGTTAATCCACCTGTGCTAGCTTCAGTTATGATTTGACCAGCTGGTAATGCAGTTGAAGTTCCACCAGCAACGCCAGTGTATGCAGTTCCAGTTGCAGCAGCAATGATCGCATCATCCATAGCTCTTCCCATAGCATAAGCAGCAGCTTGTGCATAAGAAGAAGTTGGATCTGCAAGCATTCTTACTTTGTCTAGATCGTCGATTAAATCAGCAAATTCATAATCCGCAAGTGATACTCTTCTACGTGAATGTGGAGTATCTGCCTGTGGAGTGTCTGAATGTCTGCTTGATCTTACTGTAGCAGTAACGCTTCCGATTTGATCAAAGAAAGCATTTTTACCTACTACTGATTCAACTCTAACTTTATCTCTTAAAAGAGATCCAGTTTGTTGAGATAGCAATTGTACGTTAGCAGAATACTGCTCTACAAAAGC